CCGTTACTCATACTAATTAACGTTTCGTCGTCATTATTCACAAAATCCTCGTATCCTGTCGGCTCCTATAGTCTCCGACGTTCTATGTCTCATTGACCACAATATTCACATAGCGAACGCCCAACGGGGCACCAGTTTTTGCAAAGTCCTGACGGCTTAGGCAACCACTTATCTTCGGCACTGGCGATGGCCAAGCGGCTTAGACGCGGCATGAAGTCGTTCCATATTTCAGGTAGCTGTTTACGTGTAAACTTCTCCTTTTCGAACTTCTTCGGTTTCAAGAAGATGAAACCAGTGACGACCTTGGATACCCAAGGGTACTTGGCGAAAGCCAGCGCAGCAAAGAGCTTTAGCTGGTCGGAATCAGGGCGGTGTTTGCCCGTCTTCCAGTCGAGTAAGTACGCAGTGTCGGATCCAACCACACCGATGTCAATGATTCCCCGTACCCAAACATCTTTCGCCATCCATGTGGTAGGTCTAAAATCTTTGGTCAGGGCAACGCGTTCTTCTACCACACGTCTACCCTCATACGACAATATTTTTTCGACGTAGCGCCCGTACTCCTGCATTTCTTCGGGTAGGGGCTGCTTGCCTAGGGCAAACAACTCCAATGCTTTGTGTACTTTGTTACCCCAGAGCGTGGCCTCAGTCTGTTTCTCAACGACCTGCTTTGTCACCCTTGTAAGCTGGTAACGTTTTGGGCACGTTTCAAACGCAGTCAGTGCTGAGTAGCTCCAAGGTTTAGTTAGTTCCAAGGGGGCAGTTCCTTTGCTTCATATATTTCGGTGTCGATGATGTCCCAGAACTCAGCGAGTAACTCGGCTCTTGTTTCAACGTCTAATCTCGGCTCTGCCGACTTTTTTCGCCAGTCATTTAAAAACGCCAGACGTCGCTTTGCCCAACCGTGTTCTAGGGCCGACACCCACTGTAGTCGGGTGTGGTAGTCTGTTTCGCCGTACAGCGTTTCTGCTTTTGCGATGGCCCTGTTCGACCTCTCTCGTCGCAGCTGCTGCACCAATCTTCCGTTGATACGGCGGTGTACCGACTGCACCTGTTCCCACGCAGCATCTTCTTTGCTGAACGAGTCCCGAACCATTATTATGTACTGTACAAACCCTTCCGTATTTCTAGCATAAATATCGACCATTGGGGTCAAAAACTTATGCGACGGTGGCATAATAAATATGTCTGGTTCAGCGACGTAGCTCTGCATGTATTTGTCTGCGAGAGTAAGCCATTTCTTAACTGTTCTACCGTTGTTTATTAGATATTCTGTACACTCTAACAACTCGTCCGCGTGCGGCACTCTACAGTTGTCTGTTGTAAATCCCATCATAGGTTTGTCTCTTCCTTAAACCGTTCGTTCTCTAGCTAAAAGCGTCCCAATATTCATCGACGCTAAGTTATCGTTTCGGTCTAAAAATGGCGGAGCCATTGGCCCGTTGGCCCACACTGTAGTTGCGCCACATGCCGCAACACTTGGCGTGGTGAGCGATGCAGAGGATAGCATACTTTGTATGGCTTGGTTAGCTTTCGATCCAGACCGCTCCCCATACCGGAGGTAAAGCACATTTGATTTTTCAAGCGTAAACGGCGATACTTCACTTGCTTGCATACTAACGAGTCTCCCAAGTATTACCTGTTAACATGTAACTAGCAGCATATTAAAGCATGTGCAACCATGCTAACACGTCACTTCGCCTTGCCATAGCTTTCGGCTATGTCTCCTTCTGACCAAGTGATCAACTCTGGCCACCAACATGGTGGGGTCCGCATAATATCTTGCACAGTATCTAGTACCATTTGGGCATTTGCTTCTGGCACCACGTAAACCAGTTCGTCGTGTACCATCAGCGCGGGGTTCAAGCCTAAAGCCTTCTGCGCAGCCAGTGCGTTGTCGGCGATTACACATCTGGCGAGGTGTTGGACGATGTTCTCGTCGATCTTCCCTGCGTAGATACGCGCCTTGTGTCGACCGCTGCCGTACCAAAATTCCTTGCGGTCGTCTTCGGGGTCCTCGTTGTCTTCTTCGCGTAAGTCAGGGTACCGGATCACACCCTTGGGCGTTTGCAGCCCCTCAGGTATCGGGAACACCATACCCCACGGGTCGACGGCCTTGCCTGTGTTGCCGTTCATTATAGTGGTCAGTGAGTTGTGGCATGTGCGCCAGCCCTTTTTTATCTCGGGGTAGGCAGACCGCCACTTGTCTACGATGTCACGGCTCTCGTCCTCGGTGATGTCTACACCACCCATGAGTTTGGCAACCTTCTGGAATGTCACATGCCCAGCACCAAAGCCCAGACCTAGGTGCGCAACCTTACCGACCTGTCGCTGTATCTTGGTCACTTGGCTGATAGGTATGTCGTACAGAGTGCTGGCGAAATCTTTGTACAGATCAGCGCCGCCGGGGTCTGCACGGAACAGCTTGGTGCTGGATGACACGTCCCACAGGAAGTGATTAACTCGCAGTTCGATACCAGATAAATCGGCTACGACGACCATATGTCCCGGTGGTGCTACCAACGACATGCGCAGAGCGTCAGATGGTTTGGGGTCGTATGGATTTACCCGTGGCAGGTTTTGAGGGTTGTACCCCCACCCGCTCCACCGACCGGTGGTGTCGGCCCCGTAGTACCTGAGGGGGATCGGCATCTTGTTTTGGGGGTGTGAGTCGGACGCGTCGATGAACGCTTGTATGCGCGTCTGTAGTATCGTCGACTTCGCTTCTAGCCTGGCAGCTGCTGCGTTAGCGACGAGTGGGTCATCGTGCTCTTGGAGAGCTAGGAAGTCTTCGTCGGTCTTAGCCAAAGCTGGTATTTGTTTCTCTGGGTCAGACGGCGAAACCTTCATGGGTACGTCCACACCTAGGGTCTCCAAGAGCTTTTTGAATTTAGCCGCTGACGCCAGTACGGTCAATGCCGCTTCCGCAGCTTCTTCGTCGGTGACGTTGTCTTCGCGCACACCCATGACCGTTGCTGCATGAGCTAACAAAGCCTCCTTGCGTGCGTCCTCGTCTGCTAACGTGTGAACAAGTAGGGTCCGATCAATGTCAAACTTGGGTTCGATAAGCATACGGATGGTCATGTCGATCAGCTTGAGTTCGGCGGAATTTGTCTGCGGCATGAGTCGTTGTAATAACTCGTAGCACTGGTCAACGTCTGCCGCGTTGTACACGCGCATCTCAGCGATCTCTTCTTTAGTGAAGTCGGCCAGTCGTCTGCCCTTCGTGTTGTGCAGCACTGTTTGATCTTTGACCCCGAGTTCGTAGTGCGCGACCAGCTTGGCCAGTGACAGGCCCACGTCCTTAGCGTGGATAGGCCGAGCCATAGCCAGCGTGCAGCCCCAGAACAGAGGATCTACACCGCACCGCCACGACAGGATCATACTGTCGAACCCTGACATGTTGTGACCGACAACCCAGTATTGAGACCAGTCAACCTTGGCGCAGTAGTCTTTGACCTCCTGCTCACCGAACACAACGACAGTAGGGGCGTTGCCGAACTTGAACGCGCAGCTGATGATCTCGGTGTCGGGGTGCATACAGTACGCGATGGGTGACATCTTGGTGAGCGTGTGACCAACAGCCCAGTATGTTTCTAGGTCAACGGTTGCTATCTTCATGTTGCTCTCCTTTGTTTAGATGCGCGGCCTCAGGCCGAAGGACCAAATACGAAAAAAAGACCTTTGCCGCGCTGTCGGTGTTTTTGGTCTGCCCACCGCCGACTGGGGCTGAGCAGATTACTTAGCTAGCTTGCCTGCATTGCTGTCCTTGAACTTGATTTGGTAACGTGCGCATCTCTGCATGACAGTTTCCACAGGTGTAGCTGTGAACCGTGCGGCCTCAGCGACTGAGTAGCCTTGCTGCGACAGACGCAGCAGTTCTTGGGCTGCTTTGGATCGACCGATCTCGGACATGCGAGGTAGACCGGAAGAATTTCCCTGCGATATCCCGTAGTTAGGTGCGCGACCGCCCCACTGCGTCTCAAGCATCCGCTGGTTTTCGATCTTGGCTAGCTCTTTCCACTTGTCGAGTAGTGTAGTCATATTACCCCCAGATAATTAAGGCAGTGATAGCCGCTAGTGCGACCACGATAGTTGACGTCCACACTCCGTCTCGCTGCGGCTCTGGCGGTGTCGTCGTTGCAAACCCAGCCAGCTTGATGGCTTTCTCGACGCCAACGTGTTCGATGTACGAGGTGTCTTCCTGCACAGGTGGTTGTGTTGACATGTTAGCAGCTTGAGCCTCTGCTTCAAAGACTTCGCGTGGGGTGCCGATGTTATTCATTAACCGGTAGACGTGGCTGCTAGATACGCCTGTGGCTTCGGCGACTTCTTTGGGGCTTGCTGTGCGGTTCTTGAGTAGGTAGTTCCACACCAGTTGGCTTTTAGGGTTTGTCGCTGCCCACTTTCTCCGCTTGCGAGTTTTTATATTATATTGGCGCACCGGCGTGCTTAGAGCTTGGTCAAGCGTCATACCATAGTGGATGCGGGAGTGTACCGTCTGAGGTTTAATGCCGCGCTCTCGGGCTTTGGTTGTAACTTCTCCGTACTGTCTCATTTGTAGTCTCCTATGCTGCGTTTGATTGGGACATGCGGTGGGCGATAGCGGCAGCGGCGAGGCTGTCACGATCAATGTTGAGTTCTTCGACGTTAGCCGGCGCTTCTGGCTTGACACGTGGTGCTGCTTTGGCACGGTAGCGCTCCATGAAACGCTCAGGGACGTAGAGTTCAATCTCTGGCATTTCTGTAAGCGCTGTGTTGAGCGACTTGTGCTGTGACATGAACGCCGCCAGCTGCTGCCGCACAGTGTTAAACTGACTTTCAATCTCAGCGCACTTGGCTGCACGCTGCTTGTTTTCTTCCATCCATGCTACGACGTCTGGCGACAGGTTAGAGTATTTGATCTTGTGATCGGGTGCGTAGCTGCTGTTAACCTTAGGTGGGCAAACGAGTGGGTCTTGGTCGGTGCTGTCGACCCGCGTAAATTTTATACGCTTGCCGTGGTCGTCGTGGATGTGGACGTCGATACGGTTGGGGTGGGTGCACCAGTCGGAAGGCAGCTGGCTGCGCAGCTGCGGGGCAGCACTCCACATTTCAGTCAGTACATCTTCGCGCAGTGCATCGTACTCAGCGGTGCCGAGCATCAACTCTTTCTGCTCATGCGGTTCTTGCGCAGTCTCGCACATCTGCCGAACTTTGTAGTCGATCGCGTCGACAAGTTCTTGGGTTTTTCTTACGTTGGCCATGGTAGTGCTCCTTATTTAAAGTAGAGGTAGTCGTGGTAAGTATCGGCACGTGGGTACGAAAACCCG